ATGGCAAATCACACAAAGACAATAACATTAACAGACTTACAACAGAATATATTAGATAACGACCTATACAATGACCCATCTGATAATTCAGGCTTAGATGCGTGGATTGATGGTGCAATGACAGGTAAGATAAATAACTGTTGGAAAAGGTTTCAACAAGAGTGGACTACAAAGTTGATGAACGATAGTGACTTCACAGATGCAATACCAAGTAATCAAGCAGACTTTGTTGCACTTGTAGTTGCTAGAGATGATTACAAAACTCGTAAAGAAAGAGATGATGCTAACGCATTATAGGAGTAACAGATGACTAAAGCAGCAGAATTAGCAAAGATGGGTGAAGTCTTAACCAATGGTCAGATTGGTGGGCGAAGAAATATTGTCATCAATGGTGCTATGCAAGTGGCTCAGAGAGGTACATCATTTGATTATGTGACTACAGATGCTTATTCACTTGATAGATTTAATATAGATGTAACTGGTGGTGATAATTCAGCAGGTAGACTTACTGCATCACAAGCAGCCATTACGGATTTGCCAGGATTTGCTAATGCCTTAAAGTTTGATTGTACCACAGCAGATACTTCTATTGCAGCAGGAGAAGCATTAATTTTATCGCAAAGATTTGAAGGTCAAGATGTTCAACAATTAAAAAAAGGCACAAGTAGTGCAGAGAAATTTACAGTATCTTTTTATGTTAAGGGAACTGCAAAGACGTATGCTTTGGAAGTATTGGATATTGATACAACTAATAATAGAAGCATAGCACAAACATTTGGTGTAACTACCTCATGGAATCGTGTTGTACTTACGTTTGATGGCGATACAACTGGTGTATTAGATGATGATGCAAATAGAAGTTTAGATTTAAATTTCTTTCTTCATGCTGGTGCAACTTATACTGGTGGAACTTTAGATACTGCTTGGGGTGCTATGACAAATGCAAATAGAGCTGTTGGTATTGGTTCATTTTATTCTAGTACGGACAATGAATTTTTCATAACTGGCTTACAGATGGAAGTAGGCTCACAAGCCACACCATTTGAGCATAGGTCATTTGGGGAAGAACTACAACTTTGCAGACGTTACCTACAATACTTTGATGCCCATAGTAATTATGATAGATTTGCAATAGGAACAGCAACTACAACTGATGATTGTAATTTTTTATTTAAATTTAATCCATACATGAGAGATGTGCCTACGTTAGTGCATGGAACTTTAAGTGAGATTGTTGTTTTAGATAATGATAATTCAGCAGAAGCCATTGGGTCTTTATCCATAGATACAAACACAGATGGGCCACAAGGTTGTAATGTTGAAGCAAGTGATATAACAAGTGATGTTATGACAGCAGGAGATGCTACACAAATGTCTGCAGCCAATACTGCTAATGCGTTTATATCATTTGATTCAGAGTTATAGGAGTTATAATGGATATTAAATCAGCAAAATACAAAACAAGTAAAATAACAAATGAAAATGGTAGTATTGAACTAACATTTGGTGATGATACTACTTGTCAAGTTCCATTAACTGTAGGCAATAGGCACTACCAAGCAATCCTTGAGTGGGCAAAGATAGATGGTAACGCAATAGAGGCTGCAGATTAGAGGTATTTCCCTTTTTATAAATACTAACAAAGGGGAATATTATGCCATCTCAACAACTTGAGTTGAAATCAGACATTACTAATCTTTTCAAAGACCTAGAGTCTATTGCAAAAGATACTAAAGTTAATGCACCTCATGTTCCTAAAATAGAACAAGCAGACATCACAGAACTTTTTAGTGGACTTAATGTTGCACACGAAGAAGCAAAGATTGAAGTTGAGTTAAGATTATCACTAGAAGAAAAGAATGAGTTAGATACCTTTACTAGTCTTGTAGATACCTTTAGTGAAATCACAAAACCAGAAGCAACATGGCCTAACGAACAACCCCCAGAATATTACGAACCAAAGAAACCAGTTGACGAGAGTGCAAAACTACAAGCACTAGAAGAATTGTTTTCCACAATAACAGAACCAAATTCTGAAGATATTGTCGTTGATGAGATTAAGGTAGACACGATATCTGAAGAACCTACTTCAGTAGAGAAAACTGCAAGTATGATTGACAAGGCGATTGTTCATCTGGACAGTCTAGAAGAAAAGACTGAAATCAAAGAAGAAGTCAATCAGATTGCAACTCTACGAAAAGAATTTGATAACTTTAGGTCACTCATTGCACAACAGATTGCATCATCACAAATGTCTGGTGCTGGTGGTGGTGAAGTTAGACTTGAGTTTATGGATGATGTTGACAGAACTACTGCAAAAGTAGATGGTAAGTTTCTTAAATATCAATCATCTACAGGTAAGTTTATTGGTGCAGATGCTGGAGTAACAAACGAACAATTACAAGATGTAGTTGGTGCAATGATTAGTAGTAATACTGAAAGTGGTATTACTGTAACATATGAAGATAGTGATGGTACGTTAGATTTTGTTGTTGGTACACTCAACCAAGATACTACAGGGAACTCTGCAACATCAACTGCATTAGAAACTGCAAGAACGATAGCTGGTGTGTCTTTTGATGGAACTTCTAACATTAGCATTGCAAGTACAGACTTGAGTAACACAAGTAATATAACTCTCCTGACTTCAACACAGACATTAACAAATAAAACTTTGACGAGTCCAGTTATAAATACTGGTATAACTGGAACTGCGTTTTTAGACGAAGATGATTTAGCAAGTAACTCTGCAACAAAGATTGCATCACAACAATCAATCAAAGCATATGTTGATGCAGCTGAATTAAGAACCAGAGCATTTGCAATTGCAATAGGTGCTGGACTTTAGTTATTGACTAAATAGTATATAAAGGAAAAAGATATGGCAATACCAAGTTCAAAATCAACATTAAAATCATATTGTCTAAGAGCATTAGGTTTTGGTGTTATTGACATTAACGTATCAGATGACCAAGTAGATGATAGACTAGACGAAGCATTACAATACTTTGCTCATTACCATTATGATGGTATCGAGAAGATGTATCTTAAATATCAAGTAACTGCAGCTGATATTGCAAGAGGTAAAACTAACGACACAACAACTGCAACTGATGATTCAGATAGTACTATAACTGCATCTTTTGGTGAAGGTAAAGGTTTTATACCTATGCCGTCTGGTATTGTATCAGTTTTACAAATTTTTTCATTTGATAATACTGCAACAAACAATATGTTTGACATTCGTTATCAACTTAGACTAAATGACCTTTACGATTTTAGTTCTACTTCAGTTGTTCATTATGAAATGACTATGCAACATTTAGATTTCTTATCACACATTCTTGTTGGAGAGAAGCCTATTCGTTTCAACGAACATCAAAATCGTTTATATATTGACATGGATTGGGAGAACGATATAAGTGAGGGCGAATATTTAATTATTGAATGTTATCGTAAACTAGACCCAGCAACTTTCACAGATATGTTTGATGACATCTATCTAAAGAGATATGCAACTGCATTGATTAAAAGACAATGGGGTGCAAACCTTTCAAAGTTTAATGGTGTTGCAATGTTAGGTGGAGTAACTATGAATGGTGAAACAATCTTTTCACAAGCACTAGAAGAAATACAACAACTAGAAGATAAGATGTTATTAATTGAACCACCTATAGATATGTATAAAGGTTAAGTAAATGGCTGTTAATAGTGCATTTCACACGAGTAATCTACACTCACTTGCAACTGAAAGAAGTTTGTATCAAAACTTAGTTAAGGAAGCAATCCAGATTTATGGACATGATGTGTATTATGTCAATCGTGAAACTGTTGCACTTGATAATGTTTTGGGAGAAGATGCACTATCCAAATACACAAATGCAGAACCAATCGAAATGTATGTAGAAGACGGAGCTGGTTTTGGTGGAGATAAAGAAATCATATCACAGTTCGGTTTAGAAAATCGTAACGAGATTACATTCGTAGTTTCCAAAGAACGATTTCAAGAGATGGATAGTCAAATCAATTTAGAAGAAGGTGGTGGTTCTATTGCATTAGAAGATGGTAGTATAGACCAAACTGATTCTTCATCTAATCTTACAACACTTACTGGAAACTATTACATACTACAAGATATAGCTACAACAGATGCAGACAGACCACAAGAGGGAGATTTAGTTTATCACCCAGTATTTGAAAAGATGTTTGAGATTAACTTTGTAGACCATGACGAACCTTTTTATCAACTGGACAATAACCCAGTATATAAACTAAGATGTAAACAATTTGAGTATGCATCTGAAGTTATGGACACAGGTATTGCAACTATTGATGCAATAGAGGGTGACTTGAGTACAGATGCGAGAGCATATCAGATTACACTTGAAAACGAAGTCGGTTCTGTTCTTCTGGAAAATGCAGCAGACACAGGATCAAATGCATACATAATTACAGAAGACTACATAGTAGGTGATTATGTTACTGATAAGACTTCACAAAATGAATTATTCGACCAACTTGACGATACAGTATTAGATTTTACTGAATCAAATCCGTTTGGTGATGTAGGGAGTGCCACATAATGTTAGGACAACAATTTTACCACGAGACAGTTAGAAACATAATCGTTGCGTTTGGAACTATGTTTAATAATCTTCAGATAGTTCGTAAGGACAATTCTGGAACAGTAACACAAGCAATGAAAGTTCCACTTGCATACGGGCCAAAACAAAAATGGTTAACTCGTTTAGATGCAGACCCATCACTTGCAAATTCAGTTGCGATTACATTACCACGACTTGGTTTTGAGATTGGTTCATTAACATATGACTCCACAAGAAAATTAAATCGTGTACAGAAATTCAAAAAAGTAAAGTCAGCTAGTTCTGATGCAAATAAGTTAGACACACAGTTTATGCCTGTTCCATACAACATGGACATTACTTTATATGCAATGGCAAAAAACTCTGATGATGCGTTACAGATGGTAGAACAAATACTACCTTTCTTTCAACCAGATTATACACTTACACTTAATGATATGGCAGACATGGGTATCAAACGAGATGTTCCTATTATTTTAAATAGTGTTTCATACGAAGATAACTATCAAGGTGACTTTGAGAGTCGTAGAGCAATAATCTACACACTTGCATTTACTTTGAAGTTTTATCTATACGGCCCAGTCACTTCTACAAGTGTTATCAAAACTGTACAAGTAGACCAATTTACAGACCTACCAGCAGTTACTCCTACAAGAGAACAAAGATATTCAGTTACACCTACGCCTGCGAGTGCAGATGCAGATGATGACTTTGGATTTAACGAAACTAGTTCTTTCTTTCAAGATGCAAAGAATTATGATTCAACTAGTGGAACAGATGTTAAAAAAGGTTAGTTATGAAAGACCCATTTATAGAAATAGATAAAGCACTTGGTGTGTTTGATCCAGTACAATCTGCAATAGAACAAAATAATATTGTAGTACCAAAGGTAAAACCACCACAAAGTAACGAAGATGATATAGAGAACGACTATAAATATCAACGAGAAAACTTTTATGGTCTTGTTGAAAAAGGTTCTCAAGCCATTGAGGGTATTCTAGAACTTGCGAAAGAACAAGAACACCCAAGAGCATACGAGGTTGCTGGTAATCTTATTAAACAAGTAGCAGAGGTAACGGAGAAGTTAGGTGACTTACAAGAGAAAATGCGAAAACTTAAAGAAGTACCTAATTCTGCACCCAAGAATGTTACTAACGCATTATTTGTTGGTTC